ATACTGTTCAAGCAATTGCATAGGCTTTGTATCTACTCTTGCTGGTACGCCAGCAAGTGACCAGAACTGCCAGTTAGCCTTTTGGCGAAATAAATCTCTAGCCTCTTTACGTATATCATCCATAGATGGCATAGGGGCGATACCCATTTCGGCAAGAGCGTAGCGATAGTTAGCAACAGACTTAACTGATTCTAAAAAGTCTCTATCGCTTTCATTACCAGTTAAGTATCGCACATAGTTCAATGCCCAAGTTGGCTTTAATCCACTTAATGGGTCTTGATTTACTCCATATGGGAACAGATAATCATAGGCTGGCCCCATTACCTGTTGCATTGTTTCTTCTCGTGAAGGCTTTGACTTAATCAAATATCCAACTGGAATTGTTGAGAAGAATGAAAGGGATGGAAGGTTGAGTAGGAATCCAATTGAACGTGCGTTCAAGCGAATGCCCTTGCCACCCATAAATCCTAGTTCTTTTGTTCCAGGAAGAAGGATAAACTGAGCCTTAGTTGGGTCTTCTACGTCATTGCCATATTGGTCTACACCAAATGACTTAAACATTGCCTGATAATTATGAAGGAATCCAGCAAAGCGAACAGGATTATTAATCGCTAGGCGACCATATCGGTAAAACGCGTTAACTGTTGCAGTAGGAAACGCTACTAAAGTGCGCGCTCCCCATAAGGCACGGTTTTTTCGGCGTACTGTGTAGAAAACCTTTTCTGTTTCTTCTAGCGCTTCACGAGTTGCTGCTGTGCGAAGGTCAACAAGCATCTTGTCCGTAATTTTTACACCCTGTGCTGCAAGAAGGTTAGCCTTACGGGCAACTATATCTTTAAACACCTTGTCTGCAAATGACCAGCGTACTGGGTTTTCTGGAGAAGTTAACTTCTGCCATATCTTACCCATAGCCTTGTCTGCTGCAGCCTCAATAGCGCCAAGTCCCTTGGCTCCTACGGATTCATCAATTTTATCGTACTCAAAATCATTAGGATGTAGTGCGCTTAACTTTACAGTTTTGTTTTCAGTAAGAATTTTCTGAAGTTCAACTGATGTAACTTCTTTTTCAAGAATAAGTTTACGAGCGCGTACATCTGGAACATAACGATTAAATAATCCGACTCTGTTCTTGACAATAGTAACAACTTGGTCAGGAGAATAATCACCAAACTGGCGAATATAAGCCTTACCCTCAGATGTCTCAATAGCCCACTTAATAATATCGTCAACTGTTCTACCCTCAAAGGCTAGGGTTACCATAGCATCGCCACGTAGTGTGCGGTTAGCAATGAAGGCTAGTTCCTCAAAGTAGATTGGGTCGGTAATATCTGTAATAGTTTTAGGGCCTCTGCGTAGCAAGATGTCCTGACGAGTTCCTACTGTAAGTTCATCTACATAGTTGAGTGCCGTTGTACGGGCATTCTCAAACTCAGCACGCATACCTGAACCAAACATATTCTCATCAAAAAGAGATTCAATTGGACGGTAAACGCCATCAATTACTTTGTATTCCGTACCCTTGCCGTATGAACGCTTCTTGAAATCTGCAGAGCGACCAGCAAATTTAGCCTGATTGTACAAAGCCTCATTAAGTTCGCTGACCATAACATCGTCAATCTGCTTATAAATCTTTTCCATATCAGCATAAATTTTATTAATGTTAGCAACATCTGGCATAAGGGTATTCATCTCAGCACGTGCTTGATTTATTTTTGATTTGGCGTTGGCTACGCTTGAACCATACTTTGCAAGAAAACCAGGTTTAGCATATTCATCTTTTTCAATAATAAATTTTTTATCAAAGACAAAACTTGGGTGAACATCTGTTGGCATATACTCAACAGGCCCCTTAGGGCTTCCAGTAGTAAATGGAAGTTTTTTATTGTTTTTGATTTGCTTAGGAAATTTCCCGCTTTTTGGGTCTTCAACCATTTCTTTGGCAGAACCACGTACAACTCTTACTGGAACATATGGCAGATTTTCAAGCATTGCCGCTTGTAGTCTATGATTACCTTCTCCAATATATGCAAGACCTGTTTCATTATCATAGATAACCATAATTGGGTCTTGATATGGCTTGCCATCGCGGTCTCTTGTGGCAAAACCTTTGCCTTCACGAATAGATTTTCTAAGAGCCTCTATTCCTTCCATATTGGTAAGTTCGTTACCAGACATATTTTTAAGCGCATCAGTTTTTACAAATCCAACTACACTTTTAGTTCCCTCAAGTCCACCCATTCCACCATCTGTATAGTTTTGGAGTCCTGGAAAAAGTTCAACTTTTTGCTCACTCTGCTTTGAAGTCTTTTCTAAGAAATCAATACGGCGTTGTAGGCTAGTAATTGTAGGAATATCTTCCTTGCCACCAAATGGCTTTGCTGCATCTTGGAAGTCAAGTTCAAGTTCATCAACTAATCTTTCAGCAGCGCGTAGTTCACGCTTAATAACTCCGAGATTATCTCTAACCATTGCAGGGCTTACAGCCCCAGGTGTCATATACTTCTGGGCTTCGGCTTGAAGCATATCAAGAATCTGATTGGCTTTATCTAGTGTTTGAGCCTTTTCTTTAACAGCCCTGTTAACAGCCTTAATTTCAGCACGATTGCCAATAATGCTGGTGCGCTGCTTAACTCGGTTAGTCGTATTAATTAAAGCATTGCGAGTCATTGATGGAATCTCATCAAGAATGTACTTTGTGCCTTGGCTAAGACCAGCGCTCAAGATAGGTTCAAGGTATGACTGCTTGATAATGTACTGTGGACGAGCAAGGACATCAAATGTCCAGTACTTTGTTATTTGCTCGTAAACGTTATCAAGTGCCGCTAAAGCATTTTCAGCCTTTGCTACATCTTTGTTCTTAGCATTACGCATTAATTCTTTTTCAATTGTAGCCCAAGGCGACATACGGAATGACTCGGCAAGTTGACGCTGGGTGTTGGCATTAACCATTAAACCCTTGCCATCGTAATCTATTCCATAGCCATTACGAGAGACTGAATCAAGATTCTTTGACATACGTGTACGCAAAGTAGATTGCAATTCATTAATTTTTGCTGTATCCCAGTATCCTAATGTACGAGCAATGTCGTGTCCAATTACTGAGTCAAGTTGTTCTAGAACTGTAAGGCGTTCACCGTCTGTTTTTGCAGCAAGGAACTTTGACACCCAAGCATTGCGATAATCTGTTGCTGTTTCAAATGTTCCAACGGAAGTTTGAATTTTATTTCTTCCATTTTTAAAAAGAGCCAAATCATCAAATTGGGAATTAAGTTCTACTAGACCATCAAATGGACGGGGGCCAGAAAACGTAATGAAACCTAGTGGCTTATATGTTCCAGCAAATTGAATTAATTTTACAAGCGCACCTTCACGGCGTGTGCCGACAATGCGCTCATCAATCCAACCAATTTTACTGAAGTCGCGTGTGGCTGCGGCAGCCTTAAGTTCATTAAGTTGTGTGCGTCCCTTTGCAAATATGTTTTTTGCAAATATAGGCTCCATAGGAAATGCTCCTGTTTTGCCAAGCATTAATGGAGTTCCAGATGGAGACATAAAAGCATCATAAACTTCTTGATACTCTGGATTCTTCTTAATTGAATCCTCAAACATAGCGCGAATCTTGTCTACTGCTACGCCTTCTGGTTGATAAAGTTCATTATCAATAAGATTCTTAGAGCGAATGTATCCAGGAAAATCTGCTAATTCTGCAAGGTCAGATGGACTCTTGCGAGCCAAACGGTCAAGCGCTGGCAAGTATCCCTTGTCTGCAAGAATATAATCCTTGATTAATGCAGGGTCATCTGCTTGTTGGATAAGTGAAATAAGTCTATCGTTATTGCTGGTGCGGGCAACAAAGTCAGATATAAGTGTTACATCTTTGCTTGCAGCAAGTTGATTAATCTCGGCAGCAGTAGTTGTTTGTCTTCCATTTATTCCAGCAGAGTTGATAAACTGAAGTCCATCATCAATATCGCTTTCATATTGCTGAAGAGTCTTACCCTTTGTTGATAGGCCAGCAGAGCGTGCAGCGCTTCTAGCAGCGGTAGATACAAGTTTAAATCCACCTGCGATAGCAAGGTTGCTTGCTATAAAATCTATAGGGCCAGTAAAGTATTTTCCAACAATATTGTCAGAAAAATTCTTTTGTAAATCCTGGTCATCCCAAAGGTCAATCTTATCTACTTCAATTCCACCCGCTTTGAATACAAGGTTAGAAACTGATTTATACCCTGGCATTAAATCTGACTGAGTAAATGCCACACCCATAGAGACTGTTTCGCTGCGCTTGTAGGCGCGAGCAATGTCATTTAGTTGAAAGCCTTTTTCATATTTTCCAGGAGAATATAATGGTGAGTTTGAATCGGAAAGTAATCCAACTGTAGAAATCGGGCGAGTAATCAAAGGCGAAATAATTTTCTCTTCGGCTGCGATTGCAGCCTTGAGCATTAAGTCATTTGATACTGCAGCCTCGTTTACTTCATAAATTAGGTTTGCTTTGATACCCTGTTGTGCAGCCTCAGATAATCCCTTTTCGGAAAGAATCTTTGAGGTTCCGATGTTTACTGCGGCAGGAAGAATTGTTTGAGATATAGCAGCAGATGGTGAACCAATCATACTTCCAAATGTTCCAGCAGTATATTCTACGCCGCTTACAAACGCTTTACCTATAGGCTTGGCAATATTATCTAGGAAACTATTCCATAATGACATTAGTTTCCTCCGCCCTTTGGTATGTCGCCAGTAATAGCGAAGATAAATTCATCTCTTTCCTCTGGAGTATTCCAAGGAATCATTGCAAGTTGCATAACAATGCCAGCGTTTTCATAACCTAATGAGTTAGCAAACTGGTCAACGTTATCAAATAGAGTTCCGCGTACCCATCTCTGCATTACATCTGTCCTTGTGGCAACTGCTCAATCAAGTTATTTACAAATCGCTTATATGAGTCAGGGGCATCTGGAATTTTTGCTGCTTCCATTAGCATAGGAATATATTTGGCTACAATCTGAGCATTTTCAGCATCACGAACATCACCAGTAAGTGACTTAGGAAGAACTTCTCTTCCTGGCCCTGGGCCAACAGAAGCGCCCGCTGTTATGGGTTCTGATGGGTTATCTGTTTCTGAAAGTAATGTATTAAAATTCATATTTGGTGTAGGCATTTGTGGGCTTGTTGCTCCAGCCATTGGTGCGCTCATCTGTTGTTGCATTGTTTCCTGTCCTTGACCATAAGGAAGTCCTGGAATATACTGAGCAGCCTGTGTGCCAGATTGACCAGCGCCACCTGTGGCTGAAACGTTAGCAGGATTATTCTGTGATGCAGTTGGGCGCATACCGCCTCTGTTCTCAGCCATAGTTTCCTCCTACTTAAAGTGTTTAATTTGAGTTTTTGAATAATAAGGGCCAGCGGTAAACGCTGTAATCTTTGCTGAAATTTCCATCGCTTCGTGAGCATCTGCTCCTGCATATAGCGCACCTAGCGCATACGCTGCGCCAGAACCTACTGCGTACATTCCATCTTTGTTTTTGCTTACGCTTAGTTCTTGGTCAACATCAAATATCTCACCACATACTGTGATAAGAAATTGAAATCTTGATTCGTTCTTAGACTCGTCAAAGTTGTAACCATTATCGCTTAAGCATTTACGAAGCGAAGGCATAGCCTTTGCAATCATAAAGTGATAAAGGTTCTCACGGTCTTTCTTGCTAGGAGTTGGTGGCTCCCAAATATGTTGTGCTACATCGCAGGGAAGAACTTCTCCTGAACCAGCAATTAAGAACGCACCGCGTTCTGCAATTTTTTGTATATCTGGGTGGTTATAAATCTTGCCACTATCGTCAGTTGTCTGGCTGTCTGCAACCAAGAAACAACTGTCTTGATATTCAATACCTATAATCGTTGTCATTGTCCCCTACTTTGTCTAGGCTCTTGTAACGACTCTTCCCCCAGCCTTACCTGATGCGGTTAGGCTTGAGAGAATTGTTTGAATATCTGGTTGTTCTTGCGGAGCCATCTCTTGAGGAAGAGCGCCTCCTGCTGGAGAAGCAGCGGGAGCAGGGGACGTTTGCTCAACCATTTGTTGCTCCCCAGCAGGAGGAACTGGTTGCTGCGGAGCGAATGTGGCTTCAATAGCGTCTTCCAGGGCTTGACCCTTTTGACGTGCCTTGATAACCGCAGCAATATTTCTTACTATCTCCGATGGGTCTTGTCCTTGTGTAGCCATCTGCGGAATTGCTTGAGTCATTGCAGTTAGCGAGCCAAGTAGTGCAGCACGCATATCTTCAATTTCAATCTTCTCAAGTTCTTGTGTTACGTTAACTGTGAATGGAAGTTCTCTCATCGCCATATCGCGTGAGATTAACTTGCCACCCAAAGCCTGTAGCATAAAGATAAGACCCTGTGCTGGGTTAAGTCCTGCAAGCATTCCATATCGGACATCTGCTGAGTAGTCATTCTTGATGTCTTTGGTTGGCTTGTAAGTAATTTCGTAAGGTGAACCAGAATCAACACCACGAATGGTCTTCTCTTCTGGATAAATCATTTCGTCTACTTCAAAGCAAATACCAATAACATCACGAAGTGCTGCGGCAAAGATTGCTTGAGCAGATTTAACTTGGGTGTCAAATGCACCCATAAGAGCCTGTACGCCTTGTCCTGTGACGATAGAGGCATCAATGTTTCCAGTACGTCCTTCTGGATAACGTGAACCAACTCGTAGTTCTTGATTAAGTAACTGCTGTTCTGTAAACGCACCTGCTGGAACATTTAGTTCTACGCGGCGAACGCCCGCTGGGTTTGATGTACGGATAACCGCATCTCCACCCAACTGTAGTTCTTGAACATCCTGGGGAAGCACAATAGGAGCCTGAACAGACTTTTCTGCTGCTTCCATTGCAAGCAACGCAAAGCGGTTGCGTAGCAACTGAATACCAAGTACATCATCAAATTGTCCACGAAGTTCTCCGTCAACGGATGGCTTACGCGCAACAACTACCATCATTTTACCAAGAGGATTCTTAGCAATAGACAACACTAGGTTGCCCTTTGATGGGAGATATATGACTGACTGGTCTTTGTCATAGTAACGAATCATCTCAACCTGAGTATTTAAGTCTTGCTTGTAGCCGTAGCCACCAAGTAGTTCTCTTTCGTAATCAGGAAACTGGGAGACGAGTTCGCCCAATGTCATCATATATCGTTTAGCAAATGCCACACAACGTCCATAGCGGTCAAACTCTGGGTAAGCCCCAATAGGATTTTCTATGCGAATACGTGGCAGTTTTGCTTCTTCGTCTAATTCAATAATGAAAGGGACGAAACCGTAGGTGATGTACCAGTCAGCACCTGAGTACATCTGTACTGCTAAGTCTGAATGCTGGAAATAGTTAGAGGCGATACGAGTACGCTTATCAGCAAAAGTACGCGCTCTATCAGAAACTTGGTTGGCTGCAGAACAATTTACTGCTGGCAGCGGAGCCATAACTTCAGACAAGTCACGGGCTACGATGTCAATAAAGTTTGCGACTACGTTTGCATCTACGCCATCGGGGAAGAAGTCAGGGTAGACCTCAGCAATTTTTCCTTTACGGACAGCGAGTACGTCAAGGTTGCGAGCATCGCGTTCGTGATTACGGTGCTTGAGAGAGTCAACTCTCGCCGCAATCTGCTCCATTGATAATGCCATTTGCATCCTATCCGTATTGCTCTGCCCATTGGTCGGCAAAGGCGTTGTCTAAATTGATAGAGCCACGAGATGCCATCTGCGCTCTCGTTGCCCAACGGTTTGATTGGTACTGACCCACTCTGGTTGACTGTTGCATTAACTCTCGGACGCGGATTACCGCAAACCAAAGAGCCATAACGCAGTCGGTAGGGTTTTTAGTATCTGGCTTCCAAGTAATTAACTCTTGTACCAGGGTCTTCATTCCTTCTGAACCTTCGTTAGAAGGTAGTTCAATAATGTTGTTATCTTGGAAGCGTCCATCTCGGACTGAGCCAAAGAGGCTTGCCATAGATGCCACACCGAAAGATGTGTCCCACTTGTTCTTGCCAGTAAAGTGTGAGTTCAACTGGCAACCGTAGGAGGCTAAAAAGTTTCGCAAGTTATCATCAAGGGCGTAAGCCTTCTGATGGGCGTTGATTTCAATACGCAGTTCTTGTGGGCGGTACTTGTCCACCCAATCCTCAATAAGACTTTGAATCTTAGCGGGGGTAGGTTCTGTCATATTGATGCAATCTAGAACGTATATTCTTCCGTCTGTTCTATTGTACGAAACAACCACCGCACCAGTTGCACCTGCCATAGCAGGGTCAAGACCAATAACAGTATAGAGATTTTCAGTATTTTTCGGATGACCTACAACCCCTTGTTTGAGTGGGCCACGTTTACGCATTCCGTTGACGGAACCTGCAACGCAGGTAGGTGAGAAGATTGAATCTTCTTGGACATCTTCTTGTTGGTAGACCATAGCCCATACTGAGGGGCTGACCTGAGAGCGGCGCTTAAAGAGAGAAGGGCCATCCCACTTGGGAAAATTTCCATTTGCTAACGCATCGTCCTTTGCATTTTCTTGTTGGTCAGATTCAGGCCACAAGGTTTTCCAATTAAGTGGGTCTTCATCAAATTCTAAAACTGCTGGCATAGCGCAGTAGGTGAAGGGCGATACGCCTCCAGACCATTGCCCAGGGTCACGAATCATCTTATAAAGGTCAATGGGCGCGACACGGGTTCCTACAATAATTAGTTTTCCGTGCCGCCCCAGACGTGTGATAACTTCCTTCTGAAGCCATTCAAGTTGCTTCTCCCACTCGTGGGCATTTGAGTTCATCACAACATCGTCTAGAATAATCAGGTCGGCACGTGCGCCGTAAATCTGAGAACCGAAACCTAGGGCTTGCACCGTAGGGTCTTTCTCACCTGAGTCACGTCCCGTACCTAGATAAATCATATCGGCAGACCATTGGGTAGCATCTGCTTTGTATCCACCGTTAGGGCCAAAGGCTACCTGCAACTTTGTGTAGGCTGGGTGGGAAAGTCTTGTCTTAATCGCCCCAAGGAACTTACGAGCCATACCCTGCGTCTTGGAGACGATGATGACTCGCATATTGGGGTTGGTCACGATTTTGTATGTGACGTAGTTGGTGGTAATGGTAGTTGACTTGGCGTGTTCAGGAGGTACGTTGATTAACACTCGGTCAGGTTCGCCTGGCTCATAGGTCATACCTGCTGGCTGCCACCTAGGGTCTATGCCCTCCATTAAGTCCAGCCAGTTCAACTGGTGGGAGAAGAGGCGGGAGTCTAGGAACTGCTCGCAGAAGTCGGGGTAGGAAATCTCTTTAATGTCTTTAAGGTCAGCCTTGACCCCTTTGCCCACTAGGCGGGCTTTCTCGGAGCGTTCCTTAAACTCAGGGGAGTTCATCACCCATTGTCTGAAGGTGGTGTCATTTCGGTTGACGGTAGCCATAGCGGCTGTAATAGTCAGACCTTGCTCCAGTTGGAGCAGTACTCGCTCCTGGGCTTCTACCTTGGAGATGTCCACCTTGCCTGGTTTGCGTCCCATTAGGTTGTCCCATCCTGCGCCCCTTTGGGGCATAAATATAACATTAAAAACGCTACCTGTTAAACGGCAGAATTATGGCAATATATATAATATATTAAATAATATAATTATAAGCGAGCGAGCCGAAGAGCGATGCTCGCTCTATATATATAATTATATATTACATATATAGATAACCTGTAGTTTTACCCAAAACCGAACACTAGGTTCGGATATATTTTTAAAATAGTTGCCCTCTGGGCAAAAGTCCTGCTCAGAGTATATATGGGGGCTAATATAACAGGAATTTTTAGGGTGAGTATATAATATATATAGCGTGCAGATTTAATAACCCTAGGGTCAAAACCTCTGCTATGTTACCCATCGGTAACTCTAAACCTCTACTATAGGGTTATACCTTAATGTTTTCTGAGTGTTTATATAAAGAAATAGTTACTTAACATAATAAAGTTATCAGAATGTAATCATTGGACGGGGGACTCTCCCCCTGTGGATAAACCTGTGGATAACTTTGCCCCCTGTTAATAACCTGTGGATAACTATTAAGGATAAGTTACTCGGCGGTAACATAATTACCCCTTGCACAGGTGTGATGTAAATCACATCAAAATGCTCTTGACTTTCTGAAATGAGCGTGGGAGAGTTCTCTTACTAGCCCAAGCAACCACGCAAGGGCAGACAGTTACAGGAGGCACGAAATGACTAAAAAAGACTACGAACTAATAGCGGGTATTCTCGCTAAAGCGTACAGCGTACACGGCGGTTGGTCTATGTCGGCAAAAGAGGTAATCGGGCAGATACACGCCGAATTTGACAGAAAACTAAAAGCAGAAAATCCCCGATTTAACGAGGATACCTTTAACGATTTCATATTGAAGACGGTAAGGGAACTAAAACCATGAGCCGCGATTTAACCCCCGAAGAGTGGGAACTAATCCGTTATAGCCTCGCTTGGATAGTTAAGGATAACCGATACAGCCCGACCAAGCAGAAAGAGGCGCAAGAGTTAGCGCTAAAAATTAGAGAGGGCTAGACAGCCCCGCCTTGCCCCGATATAGTCGGCACAGGTTCAAGACCTAGCAAGGCACGCGATAACAGGGTGGGAGATACTCGCCCCGTATTGCAAGAGACAGGAGAAAAGCAAATGCGAGTAGCAACTAAAGAACTGTTAAAAGAGTTAAGCGATAGCGTAAAGATTTACGAGATAAGTTACAGCGAGGGAGAGCCGCGCTATAAAGTAGAGGTAAACGGTGTCGGCGGGGTAGTTCTTCACCTTGATTATATGACCGCCTACGAAGAGGCAAGGGAGGCTATGAAATGAGCAAGAAACACAAGCCCGACCTAATCCCTTGCGATTTCTGCGGGGAATACTACGAACACGAGAGTGAAAGGGAGGGGGAAGAATGAAATGGAATACACAAGGCGCGAGGTGGCAAGAGTCGCGCAAGGGTACAGCGAGAGCGCATCTTTACTATTTCATAACACAGCACGGCACAGGTAACGGCGAATGGCAAGCGGGCTATTACGGTTTCGGCAAGCAGATAGTTATGAACAGCGCGGGAACATTTAAGACAGCGCAAGAGGCGCGGGAATATTGCGAGAAGAAAGACGCGGAAGCGGTAATTATTACAGCGGTTTAATGTGGGGTAACTCACAGCCCTAGCCCCTTGACAGAGGGCAACTGCTCGCGACAGACTAGGGCGCAAGGTAGGCAGGGCAACAATGCCCCGCCACCGATTAGCAACAGGAGGCTAATGAAATGGCAGCAATAGTTAATCCCGTAATTGCAGGGGTCTGCAAGAATTGCGGAGAAAGTACCCGACATTTTTATGTCGCGTTAAAGAATGGTAAATACTCACACCTATTTAACTGCAAGCAAGGGGGGAAGTAATGACCACAGCAACAGCAAGCAAGACAACCAAGAAAGAGCAAAAGGCGCTAGATGTTGCCTATGCAAGAGAGCAACTGCTAACCCACTATTTAACAGAGGGCGACACAGTTTACACCGTACTGCGTAGCGTATCTAGTAGCGGTATGAGCCGCACTATGTCGCTGAAGGTAGCGAAAGACGGCAAAATCCTAGACCTCACCTACTATGCGGCGGTAGTTCTAGATTACCCGCTAGTAGAAGTCAATGGTTCACGCGCTCTGCGTGTCGGTGGTTGCGGTATGGATATGGGATTTCACGCGGTTTACAGCCTATCAAGCGTGCTATTCCGTACGCGGGCGGCAGACGGCGACTCTGGTTACCTACTAAAGCACTCTTGGTTATAGGGGGAAATGATGAGCAGAAAACCTACAGAGGCAGAAATTAAAATGACTAATCCTAATATGACTAAGACCTGTGATAAGTGTTCATTGGTTATGTACGCGAGCGAGCATTTCGGAACATTTGAGAACTCGCTCACGATAAATATGAGCGGTGGATATGATGAATATGTAGACTCTTTCGCGATAAAAGAGAAAGAGTTAGAGTTTATCCTGTGCCATAAGTGCGCCCATAAACTTATGAAATCTTTTTTCAGTAATTGGGACTTTTCACATTGGCACCCACGCACAGAGGATAAGTACTGTGACGGTTGGAGACGCGAGGATATACCTCCGTTCAATATGTACGCGCAAGACTTACAGGAAGCGGCAGAGGGGGCATAAATGAACTGCTGGTCTTGTGGAGATACAGCGCAACACACTTGCGCTATTACAGAAAAATCCGTGTGCGATAACTGTTGGGGGGATAGTAATGAAACTAACTAAGAGAGGCAAGCGAGTGCGAGCCGTAGCGCTAGTGCTGTGGGTTGTGCTAGTTATCTATCTGGCAGGGCATATCAACTACACAGGACACGGCGTAACTGGCTACTGTTGGGGAACTATTGCTGAGTGTTACGCGGGTGGGCTATGACTATATGTGGCGACCATTTAGTACCGATTAAAGAGTGCGGGTGCAGACCTTGATAGCCTTGACTCTTGCAGGACTACCGATTATTATTTTAAGTGTGCTTGGAATACTAAGCACACAACCAATAGCAGACGAGACAGGAGAAGATTAAATGGAAATTAGGGAGTGTATCCAATGCTTTCGTATGTATGACCAGCCAGAGAATAATGAGGATACTTGTTACTTCTGCCAAGAAAGCGGAAGGGAAGGAAGGACACTATGGACAGAGAAGTAGAAATAACTGAGTGGG